TAGGCATTCATTAAGGCACATATTAAGGCACATTGTTAAGGCTCACTCAAAAGACGGCATCGCTCACTTAGGAAGGCGAGATGGCCAAACCAACAGAAATTGAGAAACAGAATCTAGAAGCCCACGTTGAAATATGTGCTGTAAGGTACAGCAACTTGGAAACTAAATTAGAAAACTTAGAACATCGTATGGACAAACTTGAAGGCTATCTAGTCAGCATCAAGGAAAGTCTAGACGACAAATTTGAAGGTCGCGGCAAGCAAAATGTCAGCACCTTAGTCAGCATCTTAGGCGTAATCCTAGCAGGCCTTATTGGATTTATTGGACACGCCCTCTTCAAGTAACTAAATACTTGCATGAAGATTGTAGAACTCACTAACAAATTACTATTAGCCGTTACCAATGAAGAAAGCGAACTGCTTGAACGCTTCATTGGTGATACCCCTATTGCAAAAAGCCACTTAGATGAACGTGAACAACTGTTGGCTAACAATCTAACAGTCAAAGATGTCCTAACTCGAAATAATACTGATGGCAAAATCTATTACAAAAAAATCATCAACTGAGTTTGACATTGAAAAAATCCGTCGCTTTACCCAGTCTGAACTAGCCCGATTATCTCAAGAAGACTTAGAACTGCCATTCTGCTATCAGATAGGTACAGATGTCCTTGTTGGTGCAAATAGAGTAGTTAAGATCGATGATCATTGCTGGCGTGTCATGGAACAAGATCAGCAGGTCTTTGATTTTTTCAACCGTAAAGATGCTATATTCTACTGTATAGCCTTGTATAAACAACAAACTCAACTGGCTAGAGAAATACGCGACAATGATAGTTTATTAAATAAATTGGAATTTGATGCCAGTTTATACCGTCTACGCTATAAAAAAGCCCAGGATAAAGGCGATACTTGGGGCGAAGAATATTTTAGTGTTCGCTATACAGAAACACAGCATAAGATAGAACAAGTTAAAAAAGAAATTAAGAAAAACTTAAACTTGGCTAAATATATTAAAGTCTAAATAGGAATTTGACCATGAAACTAGCAGAAATGTCTACAAAATCAACACGTAAGATTAATAAACTAATGGAAAGCCGCTTTGGTTTTGCTATTAATTTCAGTAATCTAACAGTTGAGAAAGCAGAACGTCTAAGTGAAACTATCACAGCTAACCTAGATAAAATCCGCCACAGTGTGGACCTGCACACAGCAGAACGTAACCCACGTTATATGGAATTACTTACAGTTAAAGAAGGCCTAAGCACTTGGTTAGAACAACATCGCCAACAATTAGTAGAAGGTGAAGTTGGTAATGCTGAAGTGTTATTAGCAGCTAAAAACATGGTAGATTCAATCCAAGACGCTATTGAAAAAGTAGGTAAGATGCAAAATGAGCAACTACCAGAACTACTAGACAGCATCCGTGACCAGGTTGGCGGGGAACAAGCTGAAGGTTTTAAAAACGCAGTTGGCACAACATTAGAAACACTGATGCAAAATCTACAAACAGCACGCGAAGGTGTTGATGGTGGTGTACGCATCCTAACTGGTGAGCAAGTTGATAATCCAATGGCCATGCCAGGCGATGATATGAGTGGCGGCGATGCAGGTTTGCCTCCAGCACCAGGTAGTGATCTAGATCAAGACGAAACTGATGGCTTTGGTGCTACAGATGCTGCAACAGGTGGTGCAGAAGAACTTGGTCGCGAACTAAGATAATCGTGCGTTTAGATGAATTTCAACACAGCCCAAAGAATACTCCAGAGTCTAATTTAACAACAGCTCTGGAACTTATTCGCCATAGATATAAAGATAAGAAACAACCCCCAAAGATCTCAACACAAAGCCTGATCAATCTTGTGCTTAATACCGACAAGACATTTGACTATGATGCATTAGTAGCTGCCAATACAAATAATCCGGCACTACAAAATTTAATCAAAAGCTATAACAAAGATTATATCGAATTACGCCCAGCTGGTGAAGACAATGACAGTTCGGCTACAGTAGAAAATCCTAAAGATCAAGATGCAGATCCAAATGCACCAGTAGACACAGTTTCAAACATGGCCAAACAAGCCGCCCGTAAACGTAACGCCCCTGGATTCTAATTACCAAAAACACTTGACATAAGACTATAAATACTGTAGTATTATACTATACTATTGGAGTTTATAAATGGCTTATTCAGAAAAAGTTCTAGACCATTACGAAAATCCTCGTAATGTGGGCACCTTGGACAAGAATAGTCCAGATGTAGGAACAGGCATGGTTGGTGCACCTGCCTGCGGTGATGTGATGAAACTACAGATCGAAGTCCATGAAGGAATCATAACAGATGCCAAATTTAAGACCTATGGTTGTGGCAGTGCTATTGCTAGTAGTAGCCTTGTCACCGAGCTCCTCAAGGGCAAGACGCTGGATGAGGCTCAGACCATCAAAAACTCACATATCGCAGAAGAACTCGCATTACCGCCCGTCAAGATACATTGCTCGGTGCTTGCAGAAGATGCGATCAAATCAGCCATAGCAGACTATAGAAAGAAACATGAAGAAGTCACTCATTGAAAGCCCTTGCATATCAGTATGCCGTTACCAAGACGAAGTCTGCGTGGGCTGTGGCCGCACGGTAGATGAAGTTGTGGGATGGTATGACATGAATGATGACGAAAAACAAGTAGTGTTAAACAGGCTAGAAAAAGATTCCAAAGGATGGTTTAAATAATGGATATGATAACAATCACCGCTAATGCCGCTAAAAAAATGCAAGACTCTCTTTATGCCAGAGGTCGAGGTGTAGGCATGCGTATTGGTGTACGCACTGCTGGATGTAGTGGATTTGCTTATGTATTAGAATTTGCTGATGAAATACGTGAACACGATATTGAAATAGATGAACGCGGTGTTACTTTATTAATTGATAAAAAAGATATAGTTTATCTACAGGGTATGGAAATCAACTATGCCAAAAAAGGACTGAACGAAGGATTTGAATTTCAAAATCCTAATGCCAAAGCTGAATGTGGTTGCGGAGAATCATTTACTGTCTAAGTCATTGATAAATGATTGTAGACGTGTTTCTAAATTCTGTGTGAATAATAAATTTCTATTGTGTTCAATTATTTCTCTAACTTTAATATAGTCATTTTTAATTTCATCTATAGGTTTTTTTAGATAATCAATAATCGTATTTGAAACGATTTGTAATCTTTGACTATTACTATAAACATTATCATACGTCTCATTGATGATACAATCAAAAGTTTTGTACCCTAACGATTTTAATAAATCTAAACTTCCGGCATGCCCAACAATTATAAAGATTTGATTATTAGCAATAGCGTTAAAGGTTTTTTCAGTAACAAAATTAGTTTTATACTTCATAACATTGGGAAATCTTGTTTCACTAACTACATTTACATAACTCTGTTCAAATATATTTCTAGGTAATTCAGCTGAAATATTACTATTATCTATTTTGATTGGAATGTAAGGATTACAGTATTCCATGGTTAGAATATAATCATTGAAATGATGAATGCCCAAACTGAGATTGGTATCTATAAATCCATCGGTACATTGATAACTAATATATCCACTATCTAATAGATTATTTTGAATTAGTTTTCCTAAAACGTATCTCTTGTGCTGACCGTCTTTAGCATTTAAAAATATAAATTTTTTAGGTTTGTTGGAATTAAAAGTCAAACTAGTTGGCCATATGTCTTTAGATCGTATGTCAAATATTGGAAAAAATTTTACATCAAATTCAATCTTTAGATTTTCTAATAAGGTAAGTCTGTGTGAACATCCAGTAAGATATATAAGTTTATAAGGAGCTGTTTTAACAATTTTATTAAGTTTTTCTATCCATACGGTATCATACCATGGTCCCTCTTCTACTGCTTGCCATAATATTATTAGAGTATCGGGTCCATACTGTTTATCAAACAAAAAATTAAATTCGTCTTCAAAATGGTTGACAGGATCATAAACACAATGTAATAATATATTATATTTAGAATCTATTGAAATGTCTGACCAAATAAACTCGCTAGTTTGAGAATTTAAAACATTAATTGCTTTTTTCATACAGGTATTTACCATGTTAATAAACAAATATAACTATACTCCTATCTCGCGTGATACAGTAGAAGGTAAACGGCTATATACTTTACCGGATGGGTCACGTGTTCCTAGCGTCACTACAATACTTGATCGTACCAAACCACAGGAGAAACGTGATGCTCTTGAAAATTGGCGTAAACGGGTAGGAACCGACAAAGCCCAACAGATTACCACAGAAGCGGCTAGCCGCGGAACACGTATGCACAAATGGTTAGAAGACTATGTGCGTAATGATCGTGAAATGGGCAGTCCAGGCACTAACCCGAATAGCCAACAGAGTTATGCCATGGCACAAGAAATCGTAGAACATGGACTTAAACATGTAGACGAAATATGGGGTATTGAAGTGCCTTTGTACGTTCCGGGCCTATATGCAGGTACTACAGATGCCTGCGGAGTATACAAGGGTAGTCCGGCAATTATCGACTATAAACAGACCAATAAACCCAAGAAAACCGAGTGGATTGAAGACTATTTCTTACAATTATGCGCCTATGCTGCCGCACATAATGAAGTTCATGGTACAGACATTAAACAAGGTGTGATCCTAATGGCAGTAGCACCTAAACTATTAGAAGACAATACCTTTGCAACGCCTGAGTTTCAAACTTGGACTGTAAGCGGCAATGAGTGGACGATCTGGATGGACCGTTGGTTTGATAGAGTAGAGCAGTATTATAAGTTAGCATAAATATTAGATATTGAACTAAGGTGATAACATGGCTGTAATCCAAATAAGCAAAATCCAAGTCCGTCGTGGCTTACAAGAAAATCTACCACAACTAGCCAGCGGTGAACTGGGGTGGAGTGTTGACGAACGCCGTTTATACATTGGCAATGGAACCCTAGCAGAAGGCGCCCCAACTGTCGGAGTAACTGAAATCATCACTGAATATTCAGAAGATAATAATGCGGCTAATATCACCTTATTACAATCAAATATCAGCATCTTACAATCTTATGCGAGCCTTACATCAAACAATGTGGCTAAAACTACTTTGGTACTGGCCAATAATACAGGCACTGCTACTAATACAGCGTTAACCTTAACAGATTCGTTAACTAATTTAATCGACTATAGGATTACTCGTGGTATAGAAGCAAGGGTAGGTACTATCAAAGTTACTCAAATTAGTGGTAATGTTGCTGTAGTAGATGATGAATATACTGAAACTGGTGATACCGGCGTAATCCTATCATTTTTTGCCTATGGTAATAGTGCAGTTTTACGATACACTACAACCAATACCAGCACATCAGCTAATCTAACCTACTATTCACCAAGAACATTTGCTTAATCATGTGGCAGAATTTTTGGAACCTGCGTGTCAATGACAGGCTAACGCAGTGGAAAGATTTCCGCCATCAGCTCGATAGATTACCCTTAGAATCAGCAGTTGTGGAATTAAACAACATGTGGAGCACTGCTCCATTTGTTAATTATAATTTGGATCCAAGTGATCCAAAAACTTGGCCAGACCCCTGGACATTATTAGCCGAAAACTACTGGTGTGACGTTGCAAAAGCATTAGGAATAGTGTATACTATATACTTCACTGGTCATAGTTCAACTCCTATGGAAATAAGAGTATATTATGATTATAAAGACAAAACTAGACACAGTCTAGTTTGGTTAGACCATGGGAAATATATTCTTAATTACTGGCCCTATGAAATAGTAAATACAAAACAAGTAGAAGAAAAACAGTTACAACTGCTGTATCAATACTCAAGCACAGATTTACAGCTAGAAAAATATTAAACAAATAGAGGTTTCAAGTGAGTAACATTCAAGTTAAAAAACGCAGTGGTGCGATCGTACCACTAGATCTTACAAAATGGCAGGCCCAGG